ATCGCCACGTACAGTACGGATGTAGTAATCGTTGTGCCGTGCGTGAATGCCACTAGCAGTGTCAGTCAACTGAGACACAGTACCTGACGGCTTTACACAAGTGATTGCAGCAGACTGAGGTATGCCGATAGCTTTAGCGTATTTAGCGTTAGTAGCTGCTGCCTCTATCCGCATCTCCTTCAGCCACTTTGCACTGTCTACATTCTTAGATAAGATATGATGATCCATAATACCTGTAAGAGATACGCCAAGCAATCTTTCTTCTTCTGTATTCTTCTTCCATACGCTTCTCAGGTATTTGAAATCAGTTAGTGTAGCCTGAAGCGTACCCACTATGGTAGCCAGCCTAACTTTACGCTTTAAGCTTTCGAGGTCGTCTGTCTCGCGTACCATAACCTCTGACAAGTTACAGAACTGGTACGGACGGAGTATGATTTCAGAACACGGATTAGTACCCCACATGTGTCCTGTCTCACGACGCTTTGAACGTGCTACCTGTTTGTCAGCAGCTTCACGGTTAAACATACCCCGTTCACCTGACTTGCTTTCGTACAGGGCTACCCACTCACGCATGAATGTGCCTATCTCAGGCTTACCCTTGTATGCTACAGAGTTATTAGCCAACGCACGTTGACCTTCGTTCTCCCACCACGAACCAGACTTAGCATGTGCCATTTGGTCGTCGTTAAGGTTAGACAGGCTAATCAGAGCAGAGCGACGTACGCCACCCACTACAACAATCTCGCCAATCTTACACATAAGGTCGTGACACTCGATAGGAAACAGTCTGCGTCCTTGTGCTTTCTTGAATGTCTGCACAACAAAGCGGAACAGGTCATCTAACGGTTGTGGTCCTGATGCTCTGCCACCCATAGTCTTCAGCCGTTCTCCTGCAGGGCGTACAGCAGACAAGTCCCATGTAGGTATCTGTCCTGCATACAACAGTGCAATCAACTCACGCAGAGACTTAGCCCAGCCCGGCTTGCTGTCACCTACCTTAATTATGGTATCGGTGCTGTGCATGGCATCACTGACTACAGGAAGCTTGTCTACGTTCTCACGCTCTACAGAAAAGCCTACACCTGTACCACACATCAGTATGTACATACACTCGTCAAACGAACGAGGGCTGTCTACGGGTATGTAGGAACAGTTGTATCCGGCAATGTTATCTCGTGCCAATGCTGCACCAGATGTCATCATCGCTCTCATGCTTGGCATGATTTCTAAATTAAGAATTGCCTCACGAATATCGTCCTCGTCTTTCTTAGATAACTTATAGTCGTGCTTGCCGCGTACCTGATTAACCATGAAGTTAACATAACGGTCTACAGTCTCGTGCCAATCTTCACGACGCTGTTCATTATCTAACCAACGAGCGTAGCGTGACTTGTGTATAAATTGCTGATAGGTGGTAGGGAGCATATTACTCATTGATTTCCTCTTTTTCTTTTGGTAGCCAAACATCAACATCTGATTGACAGTTTGGACAGTGTAAGTTTGTTAGCATAGCGAAGTTTTCGGTTTCTTCAGAAATATCGTGGTCGCTACCCCAGATAAGTTCAGTACCACAATGCCAGCATTTCATTCTTCTATCTCCTCTATCAGTCTTGCGAGGTAGAAGGCCGCTTTCTTGAGGTCTTCGATTCCGTTTTTGTATCTGTATCGCCAGAGATACTTTGCGATGTTTCCTTGCAGGTAGTATTCGTACCCATCGCCTGTCTGCGCCTTGATTGCGTCAAGGCACTCGATACCTGCCTGATTATAGTGTGGCGGCTTGTTAACCATGTCGACATTTCCGTACGCCTCTTTACCTGCCTGTTCGTATTCTTCGTCTATCTGTTTCATAATATTATAGTAGCTTGTCATCTGTCATCACCACTGCCCTGTAGTTTGTTTTCCCGCGAACGCTTCTGTAGCTTGTTCACATTCATCTCAGCTATGTCTTGCATGGAATACCCCAAGTCATTAGCCAGACTAGCAATGTACCACATGACATCGCCAAGTTCAAGGGCAATAGCATGGTTAGAATCTGTCTTACCATCGCGTATGATTTTCTTTACCTTGTCTGCTACCTCACCAGCTTCACCAGCTAGACCAAGTGCAGGGTACAGTATCTTGTACGCTTCAGGATAGATAGCAGTTTTTAAGGCAGCTTTCTGATAGTAGTTTATGTGCCACTGATCCTTCATTGCTTTCTCCCAAAGTCTACCTTAATAATGTTTGAGGTCGTTGAGTTTACCATAGCCTCTAGAAACTCTTTATCGTCCCCTTCTTCAGCGTTTTCTGCCATACTTTCAGCAGCAAGTCCGTATTCTATTTCAGCTACGCCCCTGTCGTACATCTCGTCCGTGTTCTCTCGCAGTTGGGTCATAACAGCGTGAAGCATGACGTACGCTGGCGAGAAGTCTTCCTCGTTATCATACTCCTTGCCCGTAGTATCATACCCTTTGACGGTAAACGCACCAGCACCCGTGTCCTGCAGTATGACGTAGTATCTACCACCTAACAAAGACCCAGCCTCTATCTGAGATTCTATGACATCCATTACATCGTTATCGTTATCATTTGTCATTTCTTTTCATCCAATCTGAAGGTATGCCACCCTCTGCCCATTTGAAGTTGTGACGCTCACACCAATCAGCATAGGTGGTTTTGCTGCCTCTGTAAATCTTATTATTAGCATTCATAAAAACAAATCGTATATCTAAATCAGGGTGTTGGTTCTTTACCAGTACCATCTTGACTCTATCTGCTTTGCACAAGTGGCCTTTTGCTTCTACGTAAATGTCGCTGTCTGGTAGGTAGAAATCTGGGGTGTATGTTTTGGGTTTGGGTACGTATGTGAACCGGGAGTTTTCGTACTCAAAGTTGATGCCTCTGTCTTTGAGGGAACGAGCCAGACTCAACTCAAACTGTGACCTGAATCCCGCTAAGTGCTTCACACCAGAACGCCTATTGACGATAGCCTTTGTTTTAGATACCCTGCGAGTCTTGGGGACAGTCTTTGAATAGCTTCTAACTCTGCTACTAAGGGGTGAATCGGCACACATATATTTGCTCCTTGATGTGAAAGCATACCCATCTTCTGTAGTTCCCCTTCTACAGTACGTATGTCTCTAGCGTCTGTCTCTGGCATCAGAAACCCGCTATCGGTGTAGTTCTCTCTTAATGTAAATGGCAATCCGCGCTCGTGCTGACGTAACCATACAACTTTACGTTCGCCACCTGTACCATTAACTGACTGTATATAGATATGATGAAGATGGTCGTTCATCTCCATCAAGTCTATCGAGTAATCCCTGACTCTGATAAAAGGCATATCACAGTTCCTTTTTCTTCAGCTTTGTGTACCACACACGAGGCGGATTCTTTGCCTTAGACGTAACCTTATCATGCAGTACAGAGTCAGGCCAACAGTGGCTTCTGTACCCGCAGAAGTTACAGCTTTTGTTTAGAAGTTTGTTTCCTGTTTTAACTACCTGACCATCTCGACGGTATGTTTCGTCTTCTGGTGCAAACTTCACGAAAGGCGAATCAGGATTAATCAGAACTTCTACCCGTTGTTTTGCATCTTCCAAGTACCGTTGCTTGTCGCTGTCATGCCACTCTGGTACAGGAACTTCAAGTATCTCCCCAGAAGATTTGTTGACTACCAGCCAGCCACCAAAAGGCATACCCATAGATTCGCCATACAGATAGCCCTGCATAATGTATCCGAATGGGTCTTCTTCTAGTAGCTTCTCATAGCCGCCTCTGTACTTATTCTTGAATGCCCAGTCACTAGCTGACTTCACATCCCACACACGTTCTACGCCCATCTCGTCGCGTATGATTAGGTCTAGCGTACCTTTTACTTTGTACCCTGCTATCTCTAGTTCGCACGGAGTTTGATAGTCCACAATGTCAACGCCTGCTTCTCTGAGAACAAGCATTAGTGCGGCCTCTGTCAAGTCCCCAAACAGAAAGCGGAAGACAGAATTGTATTCCATCTCTTCTTTTACGCCATCCCTGTCCAGCATCTGCTGACACATAGGACGACCAAGACCAGACATACGTATGTACCAGTCCCGCTTCTCTCTTTTTAGTTGCTTTGCGGCAGAGGCTTTACAGTCTTCTGTATAGATGCCAAGAGAGACAGGGGAGACATCTACTTCCCCCCTGCCTGCTTTATCTAAAAAGTCTTGAATTTTAAGCAGCGTTAACATTGAAGTCATCTGCTAGGTCAAGGTCATCGTCTGCAAGCAACTTACGAGCTTGGCGGTTTTTCTCCATAACTACGTTGTTATGCTTCTTAACCGTTTCCCCAAACATACCCATCAGTTCCTTGTCGGAATCTGAGATGCCTACCTCACCAGCCAAAGTAGGTACAGGTATAAAATAGGTAACACTACCTTTTTTCTTCCTATCCGTACGAAGAAGGATAGAGCATTTCTGCATTAGCTTCTTCTGGCGTGTAAGGTTGTCGATGAAATCACCAATAGGCTTATAGCCGGACTTCTTAAAGTATGCTACTGCAGGTTCGCTAGTAAGCTCTACCTCAGTACCGTCTGCTGCCTTGAACGAGCCGCTAATCTGACCGTACAAGATTTGGTTACAGGCAACAGCGCGAGAACGCATCAGCACTTCTTCAGAGGCAGTCTCCTCATCGTCGCGT